TGTAATAGGACTCTAGCTCAGGATTCAGGTCAATCTCGCAATGTCGGTCTGTCTTCTCGTCGATGTAGTAGGCACGCATTTTTTCTCCTTTGCATATAATGGCCGTTTTATCCAAAATATTGCATAAAGGTGCGGTCAAAACCCGTCTCTGGCCGCACTTCTATGCATAAACTCACCTGTATAGAACTATCAGGTTCGCAACCCTTCCGCAGCTCATGTCGGTTGCAAAGGTACTTGCGTACACCTTTAAAATCTTCCCAGTCTGGAATGCCCTTACGTAGTCGGCCCACTTCCTGTTTCCTAGGTTCTCGTTGTACCAGTGGACGCACTCCCTGCCAGTCGCGCCAATCTCAATTGTCTTGACATGTTTCTGCAAGAACTCCCAGATTGCGTCTGACTTAGCATGCTCCCTTACCCTCGTATGGGACTCTGGTATTGAGGCCATGGCTTCGTTGCCGACCTCAATGGCCTTCTTCCACTGCCTGTGGGTGATGGTCTGTACCTCGCGCTTCATTTTGCTCCCCTTTCTGGGTTGTTTTTCCTTTGCTTGTGGTTACATTGTACAATATGGTTTGTATTGTGTAAATAACTATTTCGGACAAATTTAGGCCGATTTGATGGCCTGTTTTTGTGTTGTGGTGTACTTGATGATGCGCATTAGAAAAGCCCCTTAGAATCGCTCTGAGGGGCTTGTAGGCATATATGCTGTGGTTGGTTACATGGCCGTTATGGGATTTCCGTCTAGGCTGATGGCTGCATGTCCCTCCCTGAAGAAGAGCACATCCCTTGTGACCTCGAGCACTTTTTCTGAAAAAAGGGGGAGTTTTTTGCCCCCCCCCGAATTCCTTGCTATTTGACAAGCTCGAACCTAACAAGGATTTTATGGAGTACATCACTTACCCAAATGGAGACACATACGGCTTTGAACCTGCCTTCACGACTCTACAGAGGGAACTGAGTCCGTCTGCCGCGTCATCATGCTCGGCGTCCTCTGTGAAGTCGCATATCTGATTCACATATGCCTCGTCCGTCCCCTCACAGAATATAATGTCGGGCCATGCCGTCTTGAGGTACGTGGTCACCTTCAAGAATTTGTTCATTTTTTCGTGGTAGGTCTGTACTCTCACGCCTTTCTCCCTGAACGCCTTGGCCGCATAGCCCTTGTCTGCGTTCGTCTCCATGTACATGCGCCCCAGCTTCAAGCGCTCTATCTCGGCCACGATTTGTGGAGTCACGTCCTCGACGTGCTTGCGCCACATCCTTCCGTACACATACCTCTTGCCGTCATGGACGTTCATCGCGGTGAATGCAGTGAAGTCTTCGCCGTAATAGGCTGCATCGACGTGGCACTGACCTTGCATGACCATGGATATGTCTGCCCCCGTCTTGGGGTCGGTAAAGATAACATCGTCAGACGGTATGAAGCGCAATTCGTAGTTTGCTGCCCATAGCGATGGGGTCATGCGCTCCTTGACCTTCTTGGCCTGCTCCTCGGTCATGACCTCGGGCATTGACCTGTAGTCCCATTTTCTCGGGCTGGGCATGAGGGAGAAAGCGTCGTCAACATGCCACGGCGTCCCAGTGTTGACAATCCTTCCCCCACGGTTCTTTATGTTCTGTAGCTCCATGTAGACAGACTTGGTATGCTCCCTCTCGGCGCGTGACACTCGGTCTTTCAGGTTCACGATGTCATCCGTGAATATTATGTCGTAGTGCTTGCCAGTCAAAGAGCCGTTTATGCCCATGCCGGTGAGTTGTGCGCTCCCTCGCGGGTCGTTGGTGAGGTTGGTGCTTATCTCCCCTTGCGTGCTCGTGGTAAGCTCCACGGGGACGCCCCAAATAATCGACGTTATGGCCCTCGTCTCCTCTGCCTGTAGCATCTTGCGTACCTGAGCGATGACCTCCTTCACGTCGGAGTCGGTCTTTCGCATGAACGCTATCTTCAAGTTTGGGTAGAGGAATATCAGCTCCGTCAGCGCACCAGAGACGCACGTGGTCTTTCCCGAACCACGAAATGCCTGAATGGTCACGTCCTCCTTGCCGAACACCATCTCGCGCATCCATTCGCGGTATGTCGGGCTTTTCCTTCCGAATCCCATGAGTCGAAGGAACTTGTCTGGGCTGCTCTTGAGGTCGCGTATGAGCTGTTCTGCGTCCATCAGTCACCGTATCTTGTACCTGACGAAAGGCTTTGTCATATCAAACTTTGCGTGACACTCAGGGCATTCGTCCTTGAATATGCTTATGTGCGCTCCACACTCGCCGCAGCAGTGGTCCCACCTCACAAGCTCGCTCCCCTTCGAGAAGCCTATCGCCATCCTTGTAATTTCCTCCATGAGTTCCCCTATGTATTCCGTGTGGTCGTAGCCCTCAAGCTGGCACACCTGCATGTCGCATGCTATGTCTGCCAGTAGCTTATGTTTCATCTGCTCTCTAGCCAGCCTGTTCAAAGCGCTTTGGACGGTCTTTTTCTCTTCTTTCATCATTCGACTTCCTTCCCCACAAATACGGGTTCCATCGTTGGACCGTCACTGTCAATCCTGAACGTCCCGTAAATCCTCGATAGGTTGTCCACGTTGGCGTTAGTGCCGTAACCTATGAGCTGGTCTGAGTTCATTCTACGTAGTCCCACATCCTGTCTCTATGTGCTTCATACCAATCCCTGTCAAGTCTGAAATAACCGTCTTTGAGGCCTCCGTCATGAATCTTATAAATAGGGGCATTGGCGTGTTGAAGTCCATTAAGTAGATGTCCCTTATACGTCCCTATTTCGTCGGCTATCTCGTCTACAAATGGGTCTCCCATATAATCGTCATACTTCTTTATGGCTTCTCTTATTGTTTGATTCGGGAAGAAGTCTATTCCTATGGTTCTGCCGTCATCATTCCATTTTTGACAACCACCTGACAAATTGTATTTCGGCTTAAACATCTGAATAAGGAATCCTTCAAGCCTAATCCTGTCTTTAGTGGGGTAAAGCTCAAACCTATCAAAGACTTTCTCTCCTTGAGCTATGTGTTGTCCAATTCTTCGATACATATTGTCTGAAGTGCCGATATATACAAGCTTATCACCATCAAACAGGAAATAGACTCCCTCTGTGACTACTCTCATCGTCACTCCTCGTCATAAGAGACAAATGCCGAGCTTACCATTATCTTGTGATTTCCTTCCCTTTCTAAGATTGCAAACCTCTCAAGCGTGTTATCTCCGTCAACCGTCATCATGTACTCATCATCCATGCGTATGCCCTTGCCGTCGTTCGACTTCCTGATGCACTTGAGTTCCCATATCTCGCCCATGGCGCTATCGTAGTCCTTGTCAGTGAGCCTCAGACACGACTTCATCAGCCTAATCTCATGAGCCTTCGGGCATGCATACCAAAATCCGTTCCCGTGTGCCATTATCTGCGCAAGAGCCTTGAGAACGTCCCTTGCCGTCCTACTCATGGATGTTGACTCGGCAAAAGTCTCGACATATATCCTAGCTGCACCGGTCGGGCCGTGAAACCTTCTGATTGACTCTATCTTTGCCTCGTTTGGCTTTATGCCGTCAAGCAAGTTGCCTTTCACCTACATCACCTGAACCGTCTCGTTGGTGTCGGCGTCTAGGCACTTCATTTCCGTTGTCACGGTACCGTTTACGTAGTCGAACGTGGTGCGCAGCTCCGTTATCTCCGCCCAGTTGCCCCTTGCGAGTATGTAGGGGTTCAGCTGGTAGGTGCCTGTCCCTACTCGTCTTAGAATCTCCTTGTCACAAAGGTTCTTGAGCCTCCTGTTGAGCGTCGGCATGCTTATCCCCAACGATTCGCACACTTCCTTCTTGAGTTCCCCGTTGAGGTACATCTTCGCGGCCTTCGGCTCCTCGTTTCGGTCGATTATCCTACCTCTTGAGTCCCTCCTCCTTCCAGCCCATATGCTGTCCATGAGGTTTGCGTGCGAGCATAGACCCAACAGCACGTCCGTTGCCGACTCTGGCAGATGGAAGAACGCGCCCACGTGGCTTAGGTAGAGCTTGATGTACGGCTCCTCGGTAGATGGGTCGGTCTTGCTGATTCCACGTGACTTCTCGTGCCTTTCGTCAAGCACGACGCCATCTTTGTCCAGCACAACCACGTCGCTCGTGTTGGTGCTTACGTAGGTTGCCATTCCTTGTATCACCTCGTGATATTCTCGGTATCCTCTTGTTGATTGTATCTCTGTAATCCAAGCTTTGTCAAATCAAGTATACCATATTTATCAATCTGGTGATACATACAATCCGCGTGAGAAACGCTCGCCCTGTATACCAAAGCGAGCGCCCTTTATCATTCCGTGCATATGGCATTATCAGCTGGTGCATGTGCCGTTATCATGAGGTGATAAAGGACAAAGTCTCGTTTTTGCGTCTCTAGCTGCTGAAACGCCGAAAAATGCCTAAATCTGTCTTATATTATGATTTACCTGACCGTCTTGAGAGCCTAGTCTTCCTCTTCCAGCACGCTCATGACCCTGTCGTAGGTCTCCTTGGGTATGTTGCCTACCTCTATGCGCTCGGCTGGCTTCTGACCTGTTATGTC